TTGGAAAGCAAACTAAACGAACAGATTGAGAAAAATGTCAATCTTTCTAAAGATGTTTCTGAGTCTAAAAGAGAAAGCTTAGTTGTTTCTGTATCTGAAGATTTAGCAGACACAGAGAAAGAGAAGTTTGCTTCTATGGCTGAAAATGTTGAGTACGATAGTGCTGAGAAGTTCCAAGAGAAATTAGAAACTATTAAAGAATCTTATTTCCCTAAAACGAAAATAGAAGAAGCGACATCTAATGATGAAGTTGATTCTGTGGCGGCGAATTTACCAGTTGATAATGGTACATCCGATGCTATGGCTGCATATACGGCCGCTATTTCAAAAGACCTTACTTCGTTTAAGTAAGGGTGATTAACAATTAAAAATAAATAACAAGGAGAGATAAATGTATCTTACTGAAAATTTACAAGAAAAATGGCAGCCAGTATTAGAGCATCCAGATTTACCAAAAATCGGTGATAGCTATAAGCGTGCTGTAACAACTGTAATTCTTGAGAACCAAGAAAAAGCAGTTAGAGAAGATGCTGCCTTCATGACTGAAGCTGCACCTACAAACTCTGTCGCTGGTGGTGGTGTTAATAATTGGGATCCTGTTCTAATTTCACTAGTACGCCGTGCAATGCCTAACCTAATCGCATATGATATCTGTGGTGTTCAACCAATGACAGGACCTACTGGTCTTATCTTTGCAATGAAATCAAAGTATATCTCGCAAGACGGTCCTGAGGCATTATTTGACGAAGCTAACACAGAGTTTTCATCTGATAACGCTACTACAGACAACGCTGGTGCTTCTGGCGATGCTCAATCAGGAACTAATCCTGGTACTTTGAATGATTCTAGTGCTGTATATACTACAAGTTCTGGAATGACTACTGCGGCTGCTGAAGCTTTAGGCGATGCGTCAACTAACGCATTTGCTGAAATGGCATTCTCAATCGACAAAGTAACTGTTACTGCTCGCTCAAGAGCTCTTAAAGCAGAGTACACAATGGAACTTGCTCAAGACCTTAAAGCGATTCATGGCTTAGACGCTGAAACTGAATTGGCAAACATTTTGTCAACTGAGATTCTTGCTGAAATCAACCGTGAAGTTGTTCGTACAATCTATGGTCACGCTAAAGCGGGTGCTCAAGTGAATACTACAACTGCTGGAACTTTCGACTTAGACACAGACTCAAACGGTCGTTGGTCAGTTGAGAAATTCAAAGGTTTACTTTATCAACTAGAAAGAGATGCTAACGCTATTGGTCAACAGACTCGTAGAGGTAAAGGTAACATAATCATCTGTTCTGCTGATGTCGCTTCTGCGCTTCAAATGGCTGGTGTTTTAGATTATGCTCCTGCACTTAACACTAACTTGAATGTTGATGACACTGGTAACACTTTCGCTGGTGTTCTTAATGGTAAATTCAAAGTATATGTTGACCCATATAGTGCGAATGTATCTGCTAAGCAATTCTATGTTGCTGGTTATAAAGGTACTTCACCTTATGACGCTGGTCTTTTCTATTGCCCATATGTTCCATTACAAATGGTTCGTGCAGTTGGACAAGATAGCTTCCAACCAAAAATTGGTTTCAAGACTCGTTACGGAATGGTTCAAAACCCATTTGCAACGACTGATGGTGATGGAAACTTAGATGTTTCTGGTGCTGTTGGTGCTGGTGACCAAAACTGTTACTACCGTAGAGTATTAGTTAATAACATTATGTAATTGACTTCTACATTGTAGAAACATAGAGAAAGACACCTTCGGGTGTCTTTTTTTTACCTTTTAAAACTCTTATAAATATTAATATGAAAACACTAAAACAAGTAGAAGAAATCGATTGCATCTGTGAAAAAAAATATCAAGACTTAGAGATTACAGAGGCCGAGTATCAAGGTAAGGCAGTTAAACTGAACGACCCGATACGAGGTGGAAGTAAGAAGTTTTATGTTTATGTCAAAGATGGCGACAAAGTAAAGAAAGTATCTTTCGGAGATACGACAGGATTGTCTATCAAAAGAGATGACCCAGCAAGAAGAAAGTCATTTCGTGCTAGACACAACTGTGATACTGCAAAAGATAAAACATCAGCAAGATATTGGTCTTGTTATCAATGGCGGGCAAACGCACCTGTAAATAACTAATGTCAACAACGAATGTAAATACTAGAGAGCCATCTGTATTAGACTATGCAAGTCCTGTACAATTTAGGTTTAAATGCTCTAAACTACCGACTGTAGAGTTCTTTTGCCAGACTGCAAACATTCCTGGCATCGGGTTAGGCGTAGCAGATGTAGACACGCCACTCAAATCTATACCTTTTCCTGGTGATAAAGTTACATATCAAGACTTGGCGATATCATTTCTTGTAGATGAGAATCTAAATAACTATAAAGAAATACACGACTGGATAATAGGTCTTGGTGCACCACAAAATCATACACAATTCTCGACTCTGAGAGATACAGGCACAGATAGATTTCCTGGTCAGACTACAAACTCACCGAACAACAATACAGTACCAGATGGTGGCACATATTCGGATGCCACACTAACAATTTTAAATAGTAAGAATATTGCTGTAACAGAAATAAGATTTCACAATATTTTTCCAACATCTCTTGGTGCATTATCATATGATGTACAAGCAAGTGATGTGAATTATCTACAATCAACTGTAGATTTTAGTTACATGTACTATGAAATAGTTCAACTGTAACACTTGAAATACCCACTTTTTGTGGGCGTATAAATATAATTGATACACTTAAATAATGAATAAATAATGGCTTCATATCAAACAAAATCTGCTCAACCAAAGCGATATCTAAAAAGTCTTTTTGCAACGCCTCTATATAGCGCTGACCTTAATTTAAATCTTACAAATTTAAAAGACTTCTGTAAAAAACATCAACAAAAAAATAAAATAAGCGAAGATAAGAGTAATAATGGTGGGTATCAATCAAATTTTATCTTACCACATAAAGGTCCCTTAGACCCACTCATCAAAGAAATAGAAACAAATGCAAACATATTTGCTCAACAATTTCTTAATAAAAAACTTACTCAAAAAATAGAATCTATATGGATGAATACTAATTCATACAAAGATTCAAATAGAGTTCATAATCACCCAGGTTCTGCTATATCAGGCGTGTACTATGTTAAAGCACCTAGTGATGCTGGTAATATTGTTTTTCAACACCCATCAATGAACGAATTAGGTTTTTATTATAATTCTTTTCAATCTCTTCCTGGCGATGTAAATGAACCCGAAGAATATAATCAATATAATACTAGTTTAGTCAAAGCCCCAGCAATTGAAAATACTTTATACTTATTTCCAAGTTGGTTAATGCATTTCGTAGAATCAAATATGAATAAAACTGAAGAAAGAATATCAATATCTTTTAATATATCACCGAGTAAATAAATTATGACACTAGAAGAACTACAAGAATCAGCTAACAGAGATTTAAAAATAGACGATACTGACTTAGGTACAGAATCAATAAACATACCAATACTTCATAACAAATACCTACAACACTTCAACAAGTTTTCTTTACTTCTAAAGAAAGCAGAATATGACCATAAGGTTCTTAAACGACAGAAGTGGGAATACTACACAGGCAAATCAGACCCATCAGTCTATAAAGAGAAACCGTTTGACTTAAAAATACTCAAGGCAGATGTTCATATCTATATGGATTCAGATGAAGAATTGCAAAAGGCAGACCAGAAAGAAGTATATCTACGACAAGTAGTAAACTATCTTGAACAATTATTGAGAAGCATTAACAGTAGAAACTTTGTAATTAAAAATGCTATCGATTGGGCGAGATTTACAAGTGGCGCCCTCTAATGAGTTCATATAAAACATATGCTGTTGCAGAACTTGATTTTGATGTAGAAGAAATCATTAAAAGAAGTGAACAACAAATATTTAAAGTTGCAAATCAAAAGCGTGCTGATGGTTCTTCTTTTAGAAATTCTAATGTTACTTGGATAGATGAGTCGGATAAAGATG